AAAACGGTGTTTATTTTCAGTCTAGACAAGATTTAAACAGGGAAATCCGCAATAAGAGGGCGTTCGTTGAAGATATTGCAAAGGATATACCGGAAGGCTATCAGGCAGACAAGTGGAAGAATTACGAACTATCTGCCAAATACGCCGAACTTATGAGAATTCGCGACAACAACAACAAGATTGAACGTGCTAGAGCGTTCCGCGAAGGTTACAACAACAAGTTACGCGGGATTGAAGCAAATCGAGAAGTTGAAATTGCGAGCGCTGAACGTGCGATAAATGTCGAAAAAGATAACTTAAATTCGACTATTGCAAGACTGCAAGCAGAAATTTCAGCTTGTAAAGATAAGCTAGGAAGCATTGACGACAGATTACAAGACAAGGTTAATTTAGCTAACGCTAACTATGAGACAGCTAAGGCTAAGTTAGACGCTGACGTTGACGTTGCGAATAAATACGCGTCAATGGAAATGGTTTCAACTGATGAATTAACAACTGAAATTAATACAGCCGAAGCAATGATGAAGCATTTAAATGAGTACAGCAGAATGCTAACAATGCAAAATGAAATTGAGAAGTTAAAGGAACAGAGCGAAGAATACACCGAGAAAATTGAACTCGCTCGAGAATTACCGGGAATGATACTCGAAAGCGCTACACTACCGGTTGAAGGCTTAACCGTGAAAGACGGTATTCCGCTTATTAACGGTTTACCGATTTCCAACCGTTCCGACGGCGAATTACTTGAATTATGCGTAGATATTGCTATTAACAATCCGTCTCACTTACAAATCATTTTGATTGACGGAGCAGAAAAGCTAGACGACGAAAGCCGTCAAAAGCTTTACGCAAAATGCAAGGAAAAAGGTTTACAATTCATTGCAACTCGCACAACTAACGATAGCGAATTACTCGTAACAGAACTATAAGGAAGGTGAAAAAGGTATGGCACACACACATTGGAAGAAGCTAACAAACCCGAACTATTTAGGGGCTTACTCAATCGAGGACGGACGCGACTTAATCTTAACGATTAAGTCCGTCGGAAACGAAATGGTCGTAGGCGAAGGCGGTAAAAAGGAAGAATGCACAGTTTGTCACTTTATCGAAAACCAAAAACCTATGATTTTGAACGCCACCAATATGAAAACAATCGCGAAGATATACAAAACACCTTATATTGAGGATTGGGCGGGCAAAAAAATCCAAATCGGTATTGAAAAAGTTAAGGCATTTGGCGAGGTTGTGGACGCACTGAGAGTTAGAAAGCTAGTACCGAGTACAGCAGTAATTAAGTGCGAAAATTGCGGGCGTGAAATACACGCTATCGGTAATATGACCGCTGAGCAAATGGCTACATATACAAAACAAAAATACGGCTGTAAACTATGCGCAGATTGTGCAACAGCAAAAGCGAAAGAGGTAAAAAATAATGATTAAACTTACAAGCGAAAATTACTTTAGTACTGAAAGCAACAAACAGTATATGAGTGTTTCTCAATTCAAAGCGTTTGAAACTTGCCCCGCGTCAACACTTGCGGAGCTGAATGGTACATATACACGACCAAAGTCAACAGCGCTTTTGGTTGGTTCATACGTTGACGCGCATTTTGAGGGTTCTTTGGATTTGTTCAAGGCGCAAAATCCTGAAATTTTCACGCTTAAAGGTGACTTGCGCGCGGACTACAAGAACGCAGAAAGAATTATTAACAGAGCCGAACAAGACGACTTGTTTATGTCTTATATGGATGGCGAAAAGCAAGTTATTATGACCGGTGAAATTGAGGGCGTACCGGTCAAAATCAAAATTGACGCTTATCAACCTGATGTGTGTATCACAGACTTAAAGTGTATGAAAGATTTTAAACCGATTTACGTCGAGGAAAAAGGACGCCTGAATTTTGTCGAGGCGTGGGGCTATGACTTACAAGGCGCGGTTTATCAAGAAATCGTGCGACAGAACACAGGAAAGCAACTACCGTTTTTTATTTGCGCAATCACCAAAGAAGCTACTCCCGATTTGGCAGTAATCGAAATCCCGCAAAACTATTTAGATGTTGAGTTAGAACGTTTTAAAAAGAATGTACAGCTGTACGACGGAATGAAAAAAGGAATTTTCCCCGCTCCGCGTTGCGAAAAATGTGACTTTTGCAAAGAAACTAAAGTGCTAACAAAACCAATTAGCTTGGCAGAAATGGAGTTTGAATAATGAATAGTATCGTGCTAGCGGGCAGACTTACCGCAGACCCTGAACACAGACAGACTAATTCGGGAATTGATGTAACTTCATTCACGGTTGCAGTTAATCGCCCTTATTCAAAAAATAGCGAGGTTCAAGCGGATTTCATTCCGTGTGTGGCGTGGCGAGGTACTGCGAATTTTGTACAGCAGTATTTCAATAAAGGCGACGGCGTAGTTTTACGCGGTCGTCTGATGTCCGAAAAATGGGTAGCCGACGACGGCACAAATAGAATCAGCTACAAAGTACAAGTTGATAACGTCGAATTCCCACAGGGCAAAAAACAAAATGGGAACACTCAAAACAACGGCTTTACACAACAGCCACAAGCGACAGCACCCGCGGTTGGTTCAGTAACGGGCGAATATGTACCAATGCCAGAGGACGACGACTTACCATTTTAATTTTTATTATCGAGGTTGAAAAAATGACTATACAAATCGACACAAGAGAAAAGGAAAAAGCGATACAAGCAATTCTTTCCACATTTGATAGAAAAAATGTGGAATACTTCAAATCTAAATTGTTTGTTGGCGATTATATGAATTTAGATAACCCGCGATTAGTGGTTGACAGAAAACAAAACTTGCAAGAAATCTGTAACAACGTCACACAAGACCGTGCGCGCTTCATACGCGAACTTAAACGCGCGAAGCAATACGGGATAAGGATTGTGTTTTTAATCGAACACGGCGAAAATGTGCGCAAATTAGACGACGTTCAAAATTGGCAAAACCCGCGCTTGAAAACAAGTCCTAAAGCGGTTTCAGGTGTTCAGCTACATAAGACACTTAAAATAATTAGTGATACTTTTGATACGGATTTTTTGTTTTGTTCAAAAGCTGAAACAGGTCGCGAAATTATCAAAATTTTAGGCGGTTCAAATGGCTAGTCCGCAACTTGAAAACGGATACATACAAATTGCGAACGAACTCTATACCGCCCTTTATAGTGTCGATTTGAACGGCGCAGAGTTTCGCGTATTTAGTTTTATAATGCATATGACTTACGGTTATAAGCGTAAATATTACACATTATCAGCTAGTTATATTGCAGAAGGTACAAATATACCGGTTAAAACTGTAAGACGTGCATTAAAGTCTTTAGTTACTTATAATATGATAATTTCGCGAGGTCAAAGCAACAAAATCAAATCATTTTCGATTAATAAAAATTATGAAAAATGGGTCGATAAAAACGGGGTTCAGGTACTCAAAAATGGGGTACTCAAAAATGAGTACCCCCCTACCCAAAAATGGGTACCCCCTAGCTACCCAAAAATGGGTACCCAGACTACCCAAAAATGGGTACCAAATAAAAATAATATTAAAAATAATAAAACTAACTGTTTAGGCGAAAACGTGAATTGCGAAAATGACGCAAAAACGACAAAAATCGCAACAAAAACAAAACCAACAAAAACAGAAATTAAAAATTATTGTGATAGCAAAAATTACAACTTTGATTGCGATAAATTTTTCAATCACTATGACGCGTACGATTGGAAATATAAAGGCGTTGCGGTCGATTGGAAGAAGCTGGCGGACAGATGGAACGAAAGAGAACGACCACACGCAAGCCCAAACGGTTATAGTGGAACAAAATCTTATGACGTAGAAGAATACGAAAATTATTCAATGTTTGATGAGGTGGCAACAAATGAAATGTGAATATCCTGAATTAAAATGCTTAGTGCGAAAGGGTAAGAATTGTAATTTTAACAAGTGCATTTTAGAAAACGACAACAAAAAAATTGAAATCGTTAAGAAATGTCCGCTAACTCGTCAAGAATGTGTTAGAAACTGCGAGTGGTTCGACACAGATACAGACAAATGCGTTGTGTGGAAGTTGGTAGGCGAATGAGTTGGAACCAAAACAGAAAGCCTGAACCGGTACAGATGTTGAATTATAACAATCCGTACGGGTACAGGCTGAACGTGAACCACCCGTTAATTAACAAGATTTATTTGAGATACAAGGAGCAACACGGAATAGCGTCAAGAATTCCGCTGAACGATACGGAACGAAACGAGTTTGAACGTGTTACCCTTGAATATCTCAAAAAGAAAGGAATAATAAAAAATGGTTAAACAGTACTTTAAGAAATGCAGAACTTGCGGAAAACAGTTCGTAACGTTTAACTCTCGTAAGCAATTATGCGAAATATGCGGTGATAAGAACGAGATTAAGCGTAGCAGACACGAACAGAGCAAAAACGTAAAAGAACCCGCCAAGAGAAAAAACAGCTTAGACGCGAAATTACGCGAATTAAGAGCATATAACGAAGAACACGGTACAAGGCTAAGTTACGGTCAGTATATAGCTAAGATTGAAAGTGGGGAGATTGCTATATGACAAGTGAAGATTTAAAGGTTGAAATAAAGGGTAGAGAAATAGTCATCAAAAAGCTTGATACTGCAATCAGAGCACTACAGAGAACTATCACAAGAATTAAAGCAAATCGTGAGGAACGAAAAAAGAAAGTGTTGGAATATGGGTCAGAAGATGAATTGGCAGAGGCTTTTGGTTACGAAGATATTTCTGAAACTGAGTATTATGCATTTCTTGATGCCTTGAGAGATGGCGTTGAAGTAATTGACAGAGAAACAAGTCCACAAGAAGTGGCATTTCATATTTTAGCCAGTTGGAATTCTAGAATGATACAAGATTGTGCAGACCTAAAGTATGAAATGCAGAAATTAAAGGAGAGTGAAAACAATG